AGAATATCCAATTTGAGTGAGAGTTACTGTGATGGTTTCTGGATCAATCAATCCATCCCAATATTCTGGTAGTTCAATGACATTTGTATCTTTAATCTTTCCTCTAACATAAATTCCTGCTTCTGGGCCCTCCGCAATAACATGTCGAATTCTCTTTCCCTTTTGAGTAACGTGGGGGATATCAAATGGTAACACTTTATTTCCTGATGCTACTCCATTAAGAGGACCATTAAATGACGATGCAGTCACAGCACCCGCGCAGGTGATTGATACATTCGCTGAGATTGGCCCATTAACAATGACAGAATCATTAGCAATAATTTTTCCTGTATGAATCGTGGTATCTGCCTGAACTCTAAGAGTTGGAATATTGCCATTACTATGAGCAAAAGTCATTAACTGAGTTGATGTTCCATTGCAATAGAATCCTACGTAATCTCCTTCGATATGAAAAAGAACTGTAGCTAAATCTGTTAGTTTAAATGATGTATCTATTGGTAAATCGGCGTACCAAGAACCCTCTTTTGAACTTGTATCATAATTATAATCTCCACCGAGACTATTTGGACCTGTGAAAGTTCCGTAGTCCTTATATGTAAAAGGCATCAATCAATCTCCACAACTAACTTTTGAACGTCCATTCTTTCTGCAAAGACATGATAGAAGCAATCAATTGGGACGCCACCATTTGATTGAAGATGAATCTCTTGACTATCATATCGCTTGACAATCACATCCTGATGTGCTCCGACAGGTGTCAAGCAAACTGTAACGGTTCTAGGATCAACCAAGTTTGCCCAATACTCAGGAAGAGTAATCTTGTTTCCTTGGATTCTACCTCTTACATACACTCCATTCTCTGGGCCTTCAAGACAAGCGTGAACAAGTTGTTTGTTTTCTTTTGATGGGTGCGGAATGATAAAGTTCTTTGATTTTGCCATCAGAATTTCAGTATAGATAATCTTTGATTTGATTAACTTTACTGTCAAAAGTGTGTCTACTTTCAGAAAACTTTTGATTCTTGCAAAAGTTTGAACAAATAGTGAATAAAACGGAATGGGTTTCATGTCACTGTTTGTGGTTTGACCCAACATCAAAGTTCCCAACTCCGTTGGACTTGGTGTGGTATAAACTGAAGGGTTACCAACAATCTGTGGACCTTCAATATATGAAGAACCACGAACTTCCAATGGTCCTCTTCCTAAGATTTCTGGTTTTCCATCACCTACAAAAAGTCTTTTTCCTACAGCGATATCATCAAATTGCATTATAAACCTCCGAAGGTATTGTTTTCAATTTCTGGTGTACTGGGGTATTTAGATTTATTAATCTTAGATGCTCCCGTGGCACAAGCAGCAAAACCACCATAGATGTCTAGGATTGCATTTCCAACAACTTTACAAGTTCCTGATGAAAAGAACTTTGCAACTGAAGTTGCATTGACCTCGACATTTTTTGAAATGATTTCAACTTTCTCATTAGATTTAAGAGTAATCACTCCATTTTTGTTGTCTCCACCACTTGCAATAAATTCTATATTTTCTGCTTGAAACTTGATTCTACCACGAGTTGCGCTAAAAATAATATCACCATTAACACATTCGACGTAAAATGCGGGTATTCCATCTTCAGGATCACTTGTTACATCATCACCACATTTGATTTGATATGTTCCTGGACAGCGATTAATTGTTCCGCCTTGCCTACCTTCATTACCTGTGGCATCCATCGTCATATAATGTCTAGTATCAGATCCACTTCTGACCATAAAGGCTGAGATCTCATTGTCATTATGAATATGACCAAACTTAAGTTCACCATCTTTATTACCATATCTTACAGTATGATAATTTTTTACCTTTGACATTAGACTTTACCTACACAATCGACAACATGAATAATCTTTTCACCAACTGGTGAAGCAGGTGAACCAGTGGTCTTTCCACCACCTGGAGTTGAAATAAGTTCTTCTTCGGGAGTATCTCCGATTCTATCTACACAGAATATTGGAATGATCTTTGCATTATATCCTGTTTTAGTTTCAATGTAAATATCTGGTCTTTCAGTGAATCCCATTCCAGAAGATACAATCTTTACGTCTTCCAGTGTACCAAATGCCCCAAATACTGGTTCTAATACGCATCCATTATCTGGCGAAACTACAATCTTATCGGTTGTTTCATATGAAACACCAGGGTTAGGTATCTCAGCCTTGCACATATAAAGAATAACTGGATATTGTGCAGTTGTAGAACTTGGTTGTTTTGCCAACGAATCATTTCCAACTTGGTTGTTTAGTGGTGGACATTCTGGAGCAGTAATTGATTGTTCCTGCGTAGCAATATATTCAAGTTGTCCTGCCAGCGCAACAGTATCGCCAACATTAATTTTCATAACCTCCCCAGGATCATATGGTGTGTCGTATGTTCTATCGGTCCTTAAGATATAAGATTGACATCTTGTAGCCCAAACTCTTCCATCACCACCCAGATCTCCATTAGGAGCAGCCAAATATCCCGTTCCAGATTGCTCTATTACAACTCCAGTCACGCCATTTGTTGTCCCATTTGGATCAGGTTTGTATGTTGATGTTCCATCAGAGTTTTTAACCAACGATACTGGTCCAATGATTGCTCTTCCACGGGAACCACTACCTTTTCCACAAGAATCCTCAAATCGAATAAATGGTGGTTTTGTATATCCAAATCCAGATGCAATAATATCAACACCTAAAATATCTCCAGCAGCACTTATGATTGCATTAGCTGCTGCTCCCTGCCCTTGGCCGCCATAGAATACGACGTTTGGTGGACCACAACGAAGTGGACCAGTAAAGCAACTATTTTCAAAAATATCTGAAAAGTCTAAATCAAAATTAAAATTATTTGGATTTATTAATTGTTTTCCGCTTGATGCAAACGTTTTAACTGTATCGAAAAGATTGTCGATATTGATTGTAGTATTAGATCCTGCACCATCCCAAATACTCCACTCCTTTAAGTTACCGCACGATGGTTTCTCTTCACAAGAAAGAAATCCAAGAAGTTGTCCGACAAAACCTAAAATTTGACTACCAAAATCAAATACACTACCTATAAGAGCTTCGATTGGTTTAATAATATTACTGATTGCAGATGTAATTAAATTGATAAGTTTGCCAAGTAACCCACCAACAAAATTATTGATTAAGCACTCGGCAGTATTAACAACCTGATTTGCCATTGCCAACAGTGCTTTTCCAACCATCTTCAAAAGATTGGAAATGATCTTATTGAATAAACAAGAAAGTAGATCGTTTGCTTTCTCTGTTGCCTTTTTAAGATTCGGTCTTTCATTAGGAAACAAAAGATAATAAGTATCCTTCATAGTATTATTGACTTTCTCTTTTACAAATTTACGAGTTTTGTCAATAATATCTTTAAAGAATTTACCAATATCATTTGATGCCATCTGAATTTTCATCGTAATATATTCAGATACGGACATCTTTTTGCCCTTATAATTAATTGGTTTTAAAACTGAATTTTTCCAATCCTTAACTTGTTTCTTGGCACCTTCAATATCTTTAATCAATTGCTTGATTCTCTTTTGCATTGCAGATAATTCTGCAGGAGCGCACTTTGATTGAATGGGATTCTTTTGTTGCCCATCATCTTTTTGTTCTTGATCTGCAATGTTGTTTCTCTTCGTTGCTGATTTTGTATTTGCTTCCCAAGGTTTTTGATTTGGGATTGCAGGACTGCCACCAGGAGGCATCGAATAATAAGGAACACCTTCGCCAATAAACCCACTATGAGGCTCAAATGGTTTTAATGGAAGTGTTTGTGATAGTTGTGTTTGATCGTTATTTCCTAAACATCCGAGAATAACAGGATCTTCTCTATCAATTCCATCACGGTAGAATCCAATGACATATGCACCTTTGGAAAGATTTGTGGTTTGATATCCTGCTGCATGTCCAGAACCCGCTGTGACTGGATAAATGCACTCTGCCATATCCAGACGAGAATTAGCTACATCTCCAATATCTCTTCCGAAAATACGCACACGAAATCTGGAACCCCAACCAGGGATTTCATCTGGGTCGTTCCACTTTTCACTTAATTCATTATCTTTCCAGGTAGAATCGTCAACAATTTGCCCAAACCAAAAATACATTGGTTGAAGGGCTGCGTTTTCTTGATTAAATAGAGTTCCTTGCATCAGTCATCATATACTCTACATTCGAGAGCATCGGGGTGAGTATCGCAGAATAATTCTAATGAATTTGGATCATGATCCTCGTCAGGATGATTAACCTGATACTGTTCTAATGCATCAAGTTCATCTTCAATATGACGACGACGTTGTGAACTAATTACGGGATTCTCTAATTCGTCCCGATCATCATTGATATGTTGTTGAAGTGTTTTGCTCATGGTCTTAAATTAGAAAGGTTTTCTTCCTATAGATTCCCTTACCAGATTAAGTCTGGTAAAAGTTTTATTTGTTGTTATCAAATGAGATAAATCTACTATCATATATAGACCACCTTTTCTTTGACTTACTGACTTAAAGCTCTTTTGAACTATCTCTGGGAAGTCACAATAAACTAAGTCACCAGCATGTAATCCATAATCTCCTGGTATTGTAAGAGATAATTTTTGGGTAAACAACTGATTATATCGCATTGCAGATTGGCGAATAATCGCATCAATATCAAAGTCATTTTGCTTCGATTTTTGAAGTTGTTCTTCTAAATTTTTACCTGGAGGCAATACTCCTTTCTTATCATAACGAACAACAACCCGAGTAGATTTATTTTGTAAGTCCAGATCTTTTGCAATCGTTGGATGCTCTTTACCACCCATTTTGTCTTCATCTTCTTGATTGGTGTGTGATGTTTCGTTTCTTCTAGGTTTATTGTCGTAGAAATTTGTAGCTCTGAGTTCGGTCTTGAATAGTGAACCAGTAACTAATGCTTGTTCAACATCAATTGAACTATCAAAAGAGTACTCCAATATTTTACCATTATATCCTTCTGGAAGATATGGAGTTCTTGTATAAATTAACTTCCTTTTATAGTTTTGTTTGAAAAGACTATCAATTGATTTAAACTTATATCCCTCTGATGTTTCAAAAAATAAGTATCCTGCACTTTTGCCCAAAGAACCAACTGGAACAGATCGTTTAGCCAACCATGTGCATTTGTAAAATGGTTTCTCAGATCTACCAAGAAAACTAAAAACATTGACCGTTTCGTCGGCATCAATTTTCTTCGGAGTTTTCAGTACAGCAGACAAAATAGTTTTTACTGAGTCAGATATTTTCCCATCATATCTTTTTGTAACTCTTGTTTCAACCAATTCATTATCTAAACATTCCTTTGACCACAAATCAAGTTTATAACTTGTAAACTGAGTATCAACCGAATCTCGAATAGATCTAATTCTCAGTTGATTATCATCAGATAACAAAAGTGTATTACCGTAAGCATCTTTCATTTCTAAAGAAACTTTTTCACCACCAGTCAATTTTAAATCTTCCATTTCCAATGCGGAAGAATTGCTGCCATCAGTTCTTCCGCCACTATCAACCAAAACCGCAGTAACACGAACAGTATTATCTAAAATGCTTTCATAGTATTGTAACTGAACAGAGCCTAAAGAAACATCAAGTTTCTTTCCCTGATTTGAAATAATTTCAAACTTAGATATATTATATTCTTTAGCAGCAGTATTGGCAGTTTGATATGTCATCCGATAAATGTTGATGATGTACTATTTAATCCAGGAAATGCGATGTTAGATAGACTAGAAGGATTATTTTGACTATCAGACTCTTTTAATATAATTTTCTCCTGAAGCAAAAGAATTGGTTCTGGTTGGTCGTATGATGGTAACATTGCAACTTGATTTGCAGCGTCTAAAATTTTTGGTTTTGCAGTTGCAACTTGAGCGGAAGGAGGAACTGCAGCTGCAGACGCTGCTACTTTTTTAGTTCGTGTTTGTGATGTTGCTGGACGATATTTTGATGCATTAAAGTCAAAGTGCCAAGGTTCTTTTTGAGAAAATGACATCCCTGTGTTAATCCACCCAAAACGAGATCCATTTTTTTGTGCCCAAGGTATTCCATTTCTGAGATCAATTGCAATACCCATTTCATGCGTTGAAGTGCCTGGTGCAGCTGCTAAATTTCCTCTTCCTGCAACATACGCTTCATACAGTTTTTTTTGTTTTGCAAAGTCTCTCCATGCAGATTCTAAACTAATACTTGTTCCTTCTGATGCAGCAGCCCTCTTCATTGCAAGATATGCTTGAGCAGCATCAGGTCTGAGTCTAAAAGATCCCTCTACAATTACAGTTTCACTCATCGACAATACATCTGCACTTGGTGGAGCATCCCCAGAAATAGTTCCTCCTTTTAATGCTCTCCTTTGTTGAACTAGTTGCTGTTTACTTAAATCTACTTTAGGATTCTTTTTCTGTGGATTGAATCCCATCGTAGTTAATATAGAAGATACGCTGCTAATATAAGCTGGATGATTGTTTCCGTTACTTGTAGGAGCATATGTTGGAAGACCCGCTTTTAGTCCCTCAACAGCACTTGGATATGTTCCTAAACCTTTTCCAAACTTGGAATCATTGTTCCAATTATCAACGTGCCATTTAACAGCTTCTTCTAAGTTATTGTAAATTGCAAATGTCCTTTCTTTTCCATCTGGTCCTACTATTTTTACAGATCCTTTTGGTCCATTTCCCGTTTGTCCAAAAGGATTATTATATTGTCTTGCTAAAGTACTTCTCAAATAATCAGCCTCATGCATTGCCATACCAGCTACAAGTTCTGGCATTGCTGCATTATTCTTTTTAGCAAGTTCGTAAATAGTTGCGAATGCCTGTTTTTCAGTCATTCCTAAAGGTAAAGGACCATACTCAATATCCCCATATTGATTTTCCTGTTCTCCAGCAATCGCAGATGCAGATTTTGTTTTTAAGATCTCAGAAAATATTCTAGATAATCTATTTTCCACACTTACTTGGAACATCTTTGCAATTTCAATTGCAAGTCTATCCGATGATGAAGTATTAGAAGAAATTTTTCTGTTTAATGGAACAGGACCACCAGAAGCCATTTTTATAATGGCACTTGTTAGGTTATTAATTGATGCACTTGATTGCCCTTCAATTGTAGGACCTACTAAGTGTGATATTGCTGCTCCAAATGACTGATAAACTCGTTTATCAGGTTTCTGACCCATTGCAATATCAACAGCAGCAGACATCAAAGATCCAATAAATGGAATCTTTTTCAACTCCGATGAAGTTGTCATTAAGGTATTCAATGGTCCAGGTTTTTGAATATCTTTTGATTTTGGAAATATTCTTTCAATCCTTTTGGTGCCACCAATATCCTTTCCAGGTTCAGTTTTTTGTCTGAATACAACTGGTTGTTTCTTTGCTTTAACTGTCTGTACCTGTCTAGATACTGGTCCACCTACAGGACGATTTGCTCTAGTGACACCACCTGTAGCCATCCTGGTAACCAATCCACCATTGACTTTCTGTGGAGTTGGAGGTGGTTGATATATTCCTAAAGTCATGATCCGATTGATCATGTCTTTAAAACCATTTGTAAAACTATCGTATGTTTTTTGAGCGTCTTTACCGCCAAGTTCTTCTACTTTTTGACGAAGATCATCCTCAAACTTATATCCACCTTCAATTACGCCTCCTGCAACATCTACAGTCCCCCTGATAATATTTCCAAACGTGTCCAATGCTGATGGTAGTATTTTTACCACCTGAGCAAGAGGAGACATCTTATCAGAATAATTTGTCATCATATATCCAAGGAAGGTATATGCTAAAAAGTTCTGAACAGAATCAAGTAATCCTGTTTTTGGTAAAGATGGAAGTTGTATCTTTGTAGTTTCATCTGGTTTTTTCTCTTCTAACTTCTGCTCCTTCTTCTTTCTTGTTTCGTTCTCTTCACGTATTTTTTTCTTTTTCCTTGTTTCTTGTTTCGTTTTCTTAGTAGTTTTAGTGATTTTTTCTACGTTAATTAATTTCTTCTTGATTCTTAAATTCAAGAGATCATCAATCTTTTTATCATACGCTGCAGCCATTCTTTCCGAAGTAGAAAGTTTTGCTGGTGGTAAAAGTTTCTGAGCGTTGATTGCCATGTCTTTATGGGATCAATCCGTAAATTTCTGCATTTACCATTCTTCTATTTGCAGGAGCAACCGCAGAAAATGTAGGAATTTCAGATTCTGATGCTGATGGTGCTGCTGTTGATGCAGATTGAACAACTGGAGGAAGTGTAATAAGACTTGATTTTGATCTTGGAGTTGGAGGTAATGATGGAGTTCTAGGAGTTGTTCTGCTCAATTGTGCAGGTTGTTGATAACGTTCAGGAGCAACCATCATATCTTCAACAGTTCCATATCCATATTGCTGCGCTCTAACTGTGGTATTTCTCTGTTGCATCATATTGTAGACATACATTCCTAATTGCATAGCCACAGAATACTGTGGTATTCTTTCAACGAATTGACGACCTGCAGGCGTTGGTGCTGATCCAGTTCCACCTTGGGATGCAGGGACATATCTTGGTCTTGGAATACCTAATGGATTTCTTTGTGATTTTGTACGGTGCCAATCAAGAAAATCTCTTGAAAAGACTCCCCTATCTGGTCTTCCAAATAACGATGGTTTAGCTCCTTTTGCAAAATTAGAATTACTTTGACCTCTTTGTTTTAAATCATCACGCAGCAAATCAAACCAATTTGCACGACTTTCTTGTGGAATTCGAACATTTCTGCCTTTATTGTACCAATTCATAAATCCACCAATTAAACCACCACCCTGAGCTAATTGAATATTATTGGTGAATTTTGGTTTATTTGCATTAGCACCGCCATGCATTTTATTTAAGTTGAGCAAATTGCCTGCACCAATTGCTCTTACAGCACCACGGTTCATTACAATTTCTCCAGGAGTCAATGCAGTTAATTGTGTATCGGACCCTGCTCCAGTTATGTTTAATCCAGTGTTCTTATCAACTAACCCACCAGATTCAAATAAACTTGGAAATAATTTTGGAGTTCCATCTGGATTCCTTCCATATGGTGCCTCTTGATTTTCTTTTACTTCCTCTGCAGTTTTTTTCTTTGCGTTTACATCTGGTACACGCCCAGGCGCAACTCCAGGTACACCCCCCTCATATCCAGTCAATCTATATTCTTTTCCTGTCGCTTTTCTCATTGCTTCAGTACCAAGTTCACCTAAAGCAGTTACGCCTGCAGCTGCTGCAATTAATGGAAATCTAAGTGCAAGTCCTTTAATTATTCCAAGAGTTTTTGCTATAAATCCACCAAGAGGAGTCAAAAATAATCCTGCAGCACCAAGTAAAGCAGGCCAAAAATCTTTAATAAATTTACCCAGTGCTGCAACTTTAGTTGCATTTTTTGGATCTGCTAACCAGTTCAGTGCCTCAGTAACTCCCCTTCCAAGGAAAGTATAATACAGATAATTAAAAATCGAATCAAAAATACTTTTAGTTGGAGCAAATAACTTTTTAGCAGAAGCTAATAGTTTCTTTGCTTTTGATTCTAAACTTTCTTCTCTTTCTGATCTCTTTTTATTCTCTTCTTTTTTTCTATCTTCTTCTGCTTCTTTCTTATCTTCTTTACTTTGATTACTCAAATCTTCTGAGATTGAATTAACAATCGCACCAATACTCGCTAAAGATTTTACAATAGGAGCAGAACCAACACCTTTTGCAGCAGGCAAAAGTTTTTGTCCCACTCTTCCAACGGACGTTATGTTATTAACGTTGATTGTTTTTGCTTTTGGTTTGAATCGACCGACCTTTCCTCTTACTCTCTTTCTTTCGTTTGCAAGAATTGCTTGTTCTTCTGCTGGTAAAGTATTTTTTCCTTTAACTTGCGCTTCTTTTAATAAGACAAGATACGTCTCATAGTCAAGATCAAAAGTTTCCTCAAGACCAATTAGTCTTAGAATTCTAGCGTCAATAGCTTCTGTAACTAATTGGTCACGCATTTTGTTGCTTAACTCTTTCTTCGTCTAAGTGTTGTTGTAGTAAGGCAACATAGATATCCCTTTCCCAGGGCATCATGTTTTCTATCTCAGTTAATGAATATTTATGGTACTGAATCAAAGAAAAATTAAGTTTGTAGTAAGATTCCAGGTCCATGTGGACCAGGCCTATGCGAAAAAATTGGACAAACCCTCCAGAACAACTTCGCTCTCGACACCACTGCTTGGATTCTTGACCTTAACCGTATGTGACAGTTTAGGCATTGTTTCAAAAAACGTTTCAATCTGTTGAAACTGTGCTGCATTGAATTGATCAAGAAAATCTAAAAGATCTTTCTTAGTCACATCAGCCGAGGTCCAAACTTCATCGCCTTGATAAATCTTGTCAATACATGATGCAACGAGATCAAAAGATTGATCCATCAGATTTGCACCAGAGAAATCAAAGTTATTTTTAATAAACTGATCCAATGATGGGTACTTCATCTCCATCATGATTGAATCATCTACTTTGATTCGATTGGAATGATTTTTATTCTTTACAACTTTGATATCGTCTACAGAAATTGTTACAGGAACTGTAATATCTTCATCATCAGGGCAAATTACATTAACTTCAATCTCTTCCCCAACAGACTTACCACGAATATTAAGGAAAAGATATTCAATATCAAACGTTGGCAGACTTTCAATCTTGATTCCTTTTGAAAGAATGCAGTTTTTGATAACCGATTTGATTGCAGTTGTAATCTCCTTCATGTTCTCAGATTCCAATGCGAGAACAAGAAGCTTTTCTTCACGAACTAAAAATGGTCTATACTGAATCGTTTCTTCAGTTGAAGGCAATTCCAACTCATACGTTGGCGTAGAAATCTTTGGTAAAGGCATGATGTATTATGATATATGTGAGTATTTAGTTATGGAGGATTAAGTGGTGGTGAGAACGCTCCACCTAACTGAGTAGGAACAAGGAACACAGTTCCTCTTTGCGTAGCTCCAATTGCTTGTCCTCGTGGAATGTAAAAGACGTTATTAGCGTTCACTGCTGCTGTTTGTTGTTCTTGTTGTTGTGGAGAAGTGGGTTGTTGTTGAGATATTTTAGGAGCCTCTAGTTGAACATAATATCTAGAATATGTAAAAGAGACAGTACATTTTAAGAGAGAAGGTTGATCGTATGAAACTGGAATAGAGTTTATATTGATTGGATATGCGTTTATAAATCTGTGCGATAAAACACTTTTTTGTGGTTCAACTTGCGGGTTATACCTTCCAGTAGGAGTTGCAGGAGATGATCCTGCATAATCTAGCAATCCATTATTTTTTTCAAACTTTACAATTTCCAGTGATTGTGTATAGTAATCTTCTGGAAATCTTACCCGAGTGTTGTAAGTTGGTCTTTTAATTTTTCTTATGTCATCATTGCAAATAAAAGTAATCCAATTATTAAAAAATTGCAATATTTGATAATCGCTATCAACATAAAAAGTAAAGTCTATTCGATCATCATATGATCTGCGATACGCATGTCTTTCAGTTTGTCCAGTATAATCGTTATTAATTTCATGAGTTAGTAACGAAGATCCAGGAAGATTAGCTTCGGAACAGAGTAAAAGAAGTTTATCTTTCATCTCAGTAGTTCTTGGATCTATTGGTAACTCTGTCTTATTTAACATCCAATTTAACAATCCCTTTTCTGGGTTGTCAATATTTCCCGGTATATCAAATTGTACCAGAAAAAGATGAGATAACGCAGGCTTTAAGATAGTATCTTTAATCTGCGAAATGGCTCTGTGAGGCATTACTAAATAAGTTTACTTATATATTATGTATATGGGTAATGGCAGAAAGTATTAAGAGTCGCTATCAACCATCCTATCCCAATAAGTACCAAGGTGATCCCAACAATATCATTTGTAGGAGCAGTTGGGAGAGAGTATTTTGCCGCTGGTGTGATTTGAATGAAAATATTATAGCATGGGGATCTGAAGAAATCAAAATCAAGTATTATGATCCCGTAAGAAAAAGAGTTAGAACTTATTTTCCAGACTTTATCATTAAAGTCAAAGAGAGTACAGGGCAAATTAAAAAATATATTATAGAAATTAAACCCAAGAAACAAACCCAACCACCAAAACAAAAGTCAAGAACGACGAAAGCATACGTCAACGAAGTCTATACTTATGCAACCAATCAAGCAAAGTGGAAGGCTGCGGAAGAATTTTGTAAAGACCATATGATTGAGTTCAAGGTTATCACAGAAGAAGAACTCGGAATCAAGTAATGGCATCATCAAGAGTCGAAAAATTAAGAAAAAAACTCGACGGTTCTGAAAATGCAGAACTTATCATGATGAATATACTTGAAGTTTTTACAGAATCTGAATTTATTCCCGACGTTGGCAATTATTATACCTTTATATACATACCCAAAACTTCAGATATTACATATGACGAACATCCTTTAGTCGCTGTGACTGCTGTAGAGCGATGGGGATTCAAAGGAATAAATTTTCATTGGGGAATGTCTAGAAATTATACTTGGCAAGAAGTTGTGGGTAAAATGCATGTAATTGGGGAAAATGAACTTGAGTATTTACGTTCATTACCTTATGCCAAATTCGTCACTAAATAGGTAAAAAACCATCTAATGTCTACGCAAACGAGAATAATAAGCTCAGATGGAACTGGTCCAAAGTTAAATGGAACTCAGTTATTTTTTAGGACTCAAACTGAATATACAATAGATAATAATGGAAAAGTAATTGATTCTCAAATACGTGTTTATTATACTCCATATGCAAATGGATTAGTTCCAGGAACTGGAGCTTCTTCTGGTTGGAATCCTAATGCTCCTGGTGGACTTCAACAAGGTGGATACAGCCTAGCGGCATACTCTGCAGATAAGGGTAGAACATTTTCAGCATTTGCCTACGATCAAGATGATGCTAACGCTGGAAGAATTCCGTTCGGTAAAAACGTAGGAGATACAGTTTTAAGTCCTCAAGCAATTGCATCATTAAATAGTCCAAATGGAGTGTTAAATCAAGCAATCAATAATTCTGTTATTAACACAGCGGTTAATACTCAGCAAGGACTGGCTGGACAATTATCTGCAAAATTACAAAATACTCGCGGAGGAACTGGTGGCACTCCACCACCGGTTACGCCGCCAGGCGCTGCTTCACCAATTGATTCAACTCCAATTCCAGTTGTTACCAATATAAGCCCAACAGCAGCGCAAAAAGTTGGTGATTATGGTAACTGGATATATCCAACAGGTTTGGGCGATAATCTGCAAGATTATATTCTTTTTGAAATGTTGGAATATGCAGGAAGAGGAGATCTTTCGTCTCTTTCTCCAACAACTGGTCTTGGCCAAAGACAATTTAATGAAACAAAAGTTCTTGGTAGAGTGATATTGCCAATACAACCAACTATTTCAGATATTAATTCTGTAGATTGGCAAAATGATTCAATCAATCCTCTACAATTATTAGGAGCTCAGTTATCATTAAAAGGTATGCAGTCTGGGTATACAGAAGCAGATTTTGCTAAACTCAAGGATATGGCAACCGATCCCAATGTAAAATCATATCTTCAACAATGGTTTGCTGGAAAGGCAATCGGTACAAACATTTTTTCAAGATTTTCTGGAGCAGTTGTTAATCCTAACGTTGAATTACTCTTCAATGGCCCACAACTGAGACCTTTTAATTTTAGCTTTAGATTATCACCAAGAAGTGAAGATGAAGCAAAACAGGTCAAAGGTATTATTAGATTATTTAAACAAGGAATGTCAATTAGAACAACTCCAAATAACTTGTTCCTGAAAGCACCAAACGTATTTAAAATTACTTATAGAAATGGTCAAAAACCAAAAACTATTGGAGCTGCAGAAGAACATACTTCATTAAATAAAATCAAAATATGTGCATTATCACAATGTTCGGTTGATTATACTCCAGATGGTTCTTATGCAACTTTTTATGATGATGAATCTACAATGACTCAGTATGGATTGAGTTTACAATTTAACGAACTTGAACCAATCTTCAATGAAGATTATAAAGAATTACCAAAGACTACTATCGGTTACTAAAAATGTCAACTCCATACTTCAGACAAGTTCCTAATTTTGAATACATCAGTCGTAATAAGGACGAACAACACATTTCAAATTATGATAATGTAAAAAATCTTTTCAAAAGAGGAAAGATTCGTGAAGATATCTTTGGTGATCTTTCATTCTTCACAAAGTATCAAGTAGTTGGTGACGAAAGACCAGATAATGTTGCTTATAAGTTTTATAGTGAATCTTCATTAGATTGGGTCGTTCTCCTGTCAAACAATATACTCAATATTCGAACTGAGTGGCCAATGACTCAGATTACATTTGATAAGTATCTGTTAGAAAAATATGGTGACTATAATACATTATATAATGGTGTTCATCACTACGAAACAGAAGAAATTTTAAATGGAAACGACCTTGTAATCGTACCAAAAGGACTTGAGGTTGATCAAGGATATTCGATCACATATTACGATTCTGGATTAGCACAAGAAGTTACTAAGTCAAATATTGCTTATGAAGTGACAAACTATGATTATGAGAATCAAATTCAAGAAGATAAGAGAAATATCTACGTTCTGAAGCCCATATATCTGAATACTTTATTCAATGATTTAGAAACCATCATGCCATATAAAAAAGGTGGAGATCAATATGTGAACTCCACCTTGAAGAAGGGTGACAATATTAGATTATTTGAGTAATCACTCGTCAACCAGTTTCTGGAAATACTTCATTGCATCATCTTCATCTTCGTCATCAACAGTTGACAGATTCGGAAGAGAAGGAGAAGACTTGCTCTTCTGATACGATGCTTCGAGTTCTTCCATCACTTTGTCTTCTTTGGAAGGAGTCTGAACATAAGATTCATATGCTTCCTCTTCCTCGAAGCTCTGCATACGTGGAGTGCCTTTCTGACCCAACACATACTTCAGACGCTTCTCAAGATCGTCATAGGACTTGAACTGATCAGCACCAGCAACGGCAGTCAGAGAATACTCTTTCTTCCAAAGAGTTTCCAGAGCATCATCATCTTCCAGCAAAGGAGCAGAAGATTCAAACTCAGACTTGTCGTAGTTCCAATACCCTTCAACCTTGCGGATCTTCAGGCGGAAGTTAGCACCAGACCAGAAATCAAAAGGATTGATCGGATCTTCATCTTCAAATTCTGGTTGCATTGCATTCAGAATCTTGTCGAAGATCTTCTTACCGAACTTGAACAGGAACACTTTACCTTCGTTCTGAGGATTTGCAGGATCCTTTACAACGTAGATGTTGCTATAATAGTTCAGTTTGCGCTTCTGCTTACGCACAGTTTCCTTATCTTTCTCGCTACCACTGTTCCACAGTTCACGATTGTGCTCTGACACAGGATCCTTCTGACCCAGAGTGGTCAGGGAGTTCTCGATGTACCAACCACCAGGGCCTTGGAAGGCATGGGAATACATCTTCACCCAGGGAACATCCTCCCCCTCAGGAGCAGGCAGGAAACGGATTACTGCAGAACCAACACCAGTTTTGTCCATCTCTGGTTTCCAGAAACGTTCATCTGCACCACTAGAACCAGTGCTCATTTTCTCGACTTCTTTCACCAGTTTTTCGGTGAGCGAACCAAGTTTAGATTGCTTTTTAAGATTAGCAAAAGACATGTGTACCTCGTATAAATTGGATTTGGCCTTTGTGTACCCCGTTATTCTAATCCTTCAGATCATTTTTGTCAATCTGATCACGCATCACATCAATCAGTTTTGACATGTTGCTAAAAATAACGTTCATATCAACATTCGGTTCAAGACCCATCATCGAAGCAGATTCAGCAATTTTTTGCTTCATTGCTTTTGCTTCAGGATCATCAGACAAACTCATTCTTGTGTAGAGAACTTGTTGTTTGTTCAGTAACTTCTGAAGTACGTCAACATGCTTAATTTTGTCCTCCTTTGTCATTTTGAAGAACTTAAACACGTTATGATACACTTCTTCCTGAAGTTCTGAAATTTCAGACATCTCGGAACGAACAACTTCGGATTCAAAAAAACTCATCGGTCTCCTACAACAATTTCTTTCAAGATTTTACGATAACGGAATACATCGATATTTAGAAAGGGAGAATACTTTTTCATTTTCATACTCACAATCTCCCAAATCGGGTCTTTTAACTTTTTGTCAAAGTCTTTCCCGAACAGGAATATTCTATCATAGATCACCAGTGTTTCCAGGCTAATTTTCCCGCTCAGGAATCTTTTAAGGACTACTGGATGACCATTTTTACAATCGAAGATTTCTTCAAATTTGTTCTCAGAGAACAATTGCTCCGTTTCCTCCTTAAAAACGTAACTTAGCGATTGAATCCTCTTTTGCCATTCTGTGTAATTTCGGTCACCTTCACGAATAATACTTCCAACCCACAAATTAGCAGGATCAGAGGCCATAACAAAATTGCTGACAAAAAAGTCCTCAATTTCTTTGTCAGTTTTATTACGGGACAGTTTTTCGAACCAGAATCTGTCTTTTCGCTTGTAAAAAGACTGGACACTCGCTTTAATTTTTCCGCAATACTTTTGGTAATCATAATTAGGTTGAGTAAAGTGATTTTTCAGCGCAATATAGGTTTTATAGGTATCAAAGGGCATCATTTGAAAAAAGTAATGGGCAAAAATTTTTGCCGGAGTTTTTTTTCGACCAAAAATGGAATTAAAAGCTAAATTTAGAATACCAGTCTGGCTCTTGAACTACGCTTCAGAAAGTTTAATTGCATTGCTTCATACTTAATCTTTTCCTTAAGTGGTTTTGAGATCAACTTAGGAACGCTTTCTAAATCAATGCTATTTTTTTCGCAGAAATACACGATAGCATCGATATAGTTCATGTTTAAATCACTATGCACGAGACTCTCAATTTCTTGAGCAAATTTTGATTGGCAGAAAAACTTATCTTCGAATACTTTTTCGAGTTCGTTCTGCATAGGATCTAAAAGATTAACGTACATTTATAACAAGAATTTTGATCATCATAATACATAACTTATTATTTGTCAAGACTGGACAACTTATCTGTGACAAATTTTTTAATATATTGAGTTAGAAGACGAATATATTTTCCCTTATCTCGTTCTTCGTAGATTACGCATTCTCCAGTTTCGCAAGTCATAATGATCACGAACTTTTTAACAGATAATCCTGTTAATTCGTGAAGCATACACGCATATGCTGCACACTGAACAAAGTAATGCTCAATCCATTCTTTTGGCTTTGGTTTTTTGGAAGTCTTAAAGTCAATGATAGAAAGTTCTCCATCATGCTCTGCAATACAATCTACAGTACCAGCGACACCAAGATATTTACTGTAAAGAGAATCTTCTAGCGCATGAATATTATTTATACGTTTCAACTCTGGTATTGAAATCTGAAACAACATCTCAGAAATAGGAAGAACGTCTGAGATGCAGTCCATGTTGCGAAGATACTGTTCAATCAAAGTATGAGTATCAGTTCCTCTTGAAGTGGCCTTACGTGTGATACGATCCGCTTCTGCGTCACCAACTTTCTTTCTCCAAGAAGAAAAAAAGTCTTTGTTAAAGTGACTGATCACAGAAGTAATTGAGACTAACTTAAATGTGTCAGACTCACCAGGAACAGTATAATATCTTACACCATCGATAGTGTCTCTCTCTAATCTGGGGAGATCAAGCTCTACATGATTAAATGTCATCGGTCGTATAAAAATTTAAATGGGCACTTTTTAATATTAGTTTTAGTAAATAATTTACTAATCCAGTTTGATTTGACTTTACCTATCGAATGATATTTTTCTAAAATTTGATTTATTTTTTCTGGATCGGTTATTTTTTTAAGAATAATACCAGAATTTAAATCTGGTGGGTAAAAGGAAACTCTAAAAAGTGGATCTCCCTTCTTAATTATAACAGGTTTTTGCTCATCGACAACTGTAAAAGCATTGCTCATGGATCTTGGCCAATTTGATAAATTAAACCATCCACCAATGCCAATAAAATTATTATTCAGAGATGTCATTGGATGATCTTTGTATTCGAACCAAACATTTGGTTCTTTAGTCCAAAACAAAAATTTTGGAAATGACAATTGGAATACTGGATTTGGAGAAAACAAATGCTCCATATCATAATGAAGATAGTTTTCATTATCTGATAGAACTAATTTACGATTTCTATCTATTTTAATTGTAAAATCAATTGGAGAAAATCCAACAAAAGTTCTATTACTTTTATGATTGAATGCGGGACATTGAGTATATACATAGCGATTATCATATAGATCTCTTTCTCTATACAACAGTTGCTCACCATGATTATCTTGATGAAGATCAAGATAATATACTTTCACATTTGCCATTACATTCCAAGTTCGGCCTTCGCTACGAGGTATTCCTTACAGAGACCAGATCTTACAATATCTTCCAATCCAAACTCAATCAGTTCCATCGAAGGCATTTGATGAAGAATTCTTATGAAATCAATGATACCATTTTTTTCATTTGTCTTTACCAAATCACTCTGAGTTGCATCACCACAGAACATGATCTTAGTATTCTCACCAACACGAGTAATGATTGAATCAAGTTCGTGGAAATTCAAGTTTTGGAATTCATCTACGATGATAACTGCATTATCAAGAGTTGTACCACGAATGAATGATGTACTCCAAAAACTAATTGTTCCTTGATTCTTTAGATTTCCATAGAGCATTTCAAAATCAGTTTCCGTAGGCATCTGGAACATGTATTTCACCATGTTCTTATATGGAATCTGATACAGCGAAGACTTATCTTCATGATCTCCAGGAAGGAAACCAATCTCACGAGTTGCTACCAGTGAGCGGACAATATAGATCTTCTCGTAAGGAGATTTTTCATTCAAAACATCTAACAATGCATTGTAGAGTGTGATAAATGTTTTACCTGTACCTGCTGCACCATAGGCAACAACATTTTTACCCTCATCATAAGCATCAAATAAACGTTCCTGATTATCTGTAAGAGGATCAATAGCTCTGATGTAATCGAGATTAATTGGTTTCTTTCTCTTCATCATCTTGTTGCTCATTCCAAAGGGAACTGGACTGGTTCCGATCCCTGCTGATTTTTTTCTTGGCATACTATTTAAAAGGTCTAACTTTTGATCCTGGTGCTTTAGAAGCCTTTCTTAATACGTCATTCCACCCTGGGTTTTTTTGAATGAGCTTGTCTGCCCACTCACCCACTTCGCCTGCGGATGCACATCCTTCAGACCAATCCCTTTTCCATTCGGGATTGTCTTTGTACCATTGAGTAATTTCATGAACACTCATTTCGATTTCTCTTTTTTCACCTGTCTCTACATGAATAATAGGATAAATTGCCATAATCTGAAATAATATGTAATGTTATTTAGAGATAAAGTGTATCGAGTTTTCTGATGGTTTTATCTTTGGTCATATCATACCACAAATATTTTGCTGCGCCAATAGATGTACCGCCATCATGTGCGATTGGATCAACGTAAAAATTAACTTTTGGAAATGACCTTAGATAATGATAATTATTCACGCAGTTCAAAAAATATCCTCCAGATAAAACAATATTGTTTGTATTGCATAGATCCAGTGCCTTTTCAATAAGATGTATTGTATGATTTTTAGTTTCTTCTTGAAGAGTCTTTAAGACATCTTGTTGATCTTGAAGTGGTAAATTACCAATCATCTTTGAGAGTGGAATTATTGTATTGTTATTTGTAATTTCAATATCAAAAATTCTATTAAACCAACTTCCATAAGTATCAACATGTCTACCATAAGAAGCCAATCCCATTATTTTACCAGAATCACCTACACCTTTATATCCCAGTCCATATGAAAAGGTATTAAATAATTTTCCACAACTTATAGAATCCGAAAGAACTACAATATAATCATCTTGGTTTTTAATTTCAAAGTCTGTATAAAGACCATCACTTGATCTAGAATAATGTTTAAATTTTGTTCTCAATCCTTGAGAATAATTAAAAGAATATACTGATTCAATTTCTCTGAATGGATTACTGTCTTCAGATTTCAAACAAGATCCTGAGCCGTCAATAATTAAGCAAGCACATTCATCAAATCCTGAAGAAAAGGCTGCGTTAGAAGCATGATATAAATGGTGATCGCTTGCATTGAAGACAACGTTACCCCATTCCAATCCAAAATTTTTTAATTGATTCAATATAAAAGCAATCCTCTGCTGATCAAGACGATTTTCCCAAGTAGAAAATATTACATAGTCAACAAAAGTTGTGTGCTGTTTTATATCTTCACTATGATAAAACAAAAAAGGATCGCTTTCAAGAATTCTATTACCTTTTACCTTTGAATTCCTTTCGAATTCTCGATAGAAGATAAGCTCTCCATCTTGAAGTAAACACGTAGAAGAATCATGAGATATGTTTATACCAAGAATATACATTACTTATTCTCCTCTACAACCAGTCGCATTTCTTCTGGTAAAAACAAATACTCAATCTCAGATCTTTTCAACGTATCTATAGCATCATTTAAAGTTTCAACTAAAACTTCGCCGCCAAGATTAAATGAGGTATTAAACAATATTGGAACACCAGTTTTCTGATAGAAAGATTCTATCAGATTATAATAATGATAATTTTGTTCTTGAGTTACTGTTTGTATTCTACAAGTCCAATCGACATGCAAAATAGCAGGAATGTGAGGAACTGCATCAAGGTGTGCATCAACAGCATACATCATAAAAGGACTCTCCTTTAGTCCTGCCATATCAAACCATTGATGTACATGTTCTTTTAGAATTGTTCCCGCAAATGGTCTAAACCACTCCCGTTTTTTAATTCTGTTTACATGATTCTTTCCATTCGGATCTCTGGGATCATAAAGAATTGAACGATTTCCCAAAGCACGAGGACCAGCTTCAGATTTTCCTTGAAAAATTGCTACTATATTTCTAGCGATTATTAAATCTGAAACATAGGAATAGTCTACTTCCATTCAAGTGCCTCTGCCACTGAAGGAAACTGTTCTTTGAAGACTTCCTTACATGCTAGTGCAATATCCATATGTTCTTTTTGAGTACCATTAGCTGAGCGAAGATTGATGTAGTGAATCCAAGAGCGGCAGGAACCCGTCATATAGATGCGTGTAGGCGTCGCTAAAGGCAGTACAAACCTTGCACACTCTTTTGCCACACCATGATCCAGAAGTTCCTTGTAGAGGCGCATAGAGTGTGCAAAATGATCTTGAATCTTACTCTGCAATGTCAGTTTCTCATACTCAGCAATATCATCAATGGAGTTCTGACGATTCTTAGTGTCCTGACGACGAAGTTCAGGCACAGGAATATAATCACTCAGTAGAGAAGAATCTGCATAACGCTGTGAAAATTCTTGATAGGTGAATGAACGGTGGCGAAGAATTTGAGCTGCAATACCACGAGTCGTTTCAATCTCCAGAGTCATAAAAGACTGCTCAAAAACAGACCAATGATTATGCTTAATGCAATAAGCAAGCAACTTGGCATAGTTTTCGTTGTCTTGATTCGCAGGGTTGCTAACTCTAGCAACATACGCCATTGTTTTTTCTGCATCGGGCGTGATCGAAATAAGTTTTACTGTCATTTAATTAATCGGGGTAACCATCATCGTCTTCAAAAATTTCATCATAGTCC